GGTGTTCACTGTGTATGTATTGTTTACAAAGCTGGAGCGCAAAGTTTCATTGGCTGGGCCGTTGTTGAGATCAGTTCTCACACTGCTGTCCAGTTTGATCCATCGACGCGATGCCGAACTGTATCTAAACAGTCTGTTGGGAAAGTAATCTAAACGCAAGCAGTAGTCTCCATCCACTGGATTCAAGGGAAATGTCACACCTGATGTCACTGGCAAACCATTGGGCGGAATAGAAGATCCTGTGAGATAGCCCACTGTGTATCCATATCCACGCGGAGTTTCACTCATGCCGCCCTGTGTGCCATCTGTGGTTTCACCGCCATCAGCAGTGACTGATGTGGGGTTGGCTGGTGTACCTTCAAGAGTTGTGGGTTCGATATAAAAACTGCCAGTTTCATAACCACTGAGTGGCACTTCAACATCGGCCTGTTGCAAAATTGCATCGTTGATTTGGTTGTCTTTGTCGCGAGTGCTCATGCCCTCACTGATGGTTTGCGGTGTGTAAATTTGCCAGTATTCAGTGTTGGTGATATCTATACCAGCTGGTGTGTTTTTGATGGCTTGGTAGTAGACATCGCCGTAATTGGTGACCCAGCCCATGGGATAGAAGTTGCCGTTGTCCCAGATGTTTTCACTCACAAATGGTTTGTTCAATATATTTTTGTACTCTTGCTGATTGCTGATGGGTGTGGCTTTGACTCGCCAGGTATGCGGCAACCAGGTCTGACTCATGCCTTCAGTGGCATAACTGGCATCTTGAATCACATAGTACTTGGGCAACGCCTTGGGTATGTTGGGATTCAGTGGATTGTAATCAATCAAATTGGTCACTTCCAGAACGTCACCGTTCATGAGTTTACGGCCCATGGTATCAATCATGTCATTGTAGTGAAACGTGATAAACAGGGTATCGTTGTTGAGAAACAGTCCAAACTGTGTGAGGTCAAAATCAATGTCTTGATGATTGTAAACACCACGCATGACGTAAATGTCCTCGGCATAAACACGGTCACGGTTTTCCAACAGCAACAAATCTTGTATGTTCAAGGGATTGAGTGTGTCATAAATGGGTTGTGTAGCATCGCCATTGCCTGAAAGTGCAGAATCTTCGCCGCCAGGTTGTGGCCCCATGTATTTGTGAATGTAAATATCCAGGCCGCCCACGGTATACATTTCTGAGATGGTGCGATCCAAAAATTGGTAATCTCGTGTGCGATTGGGGCGGTATAGGCTTAAACGGGGCATGATACCATTATTTAGCGGCGGTTGACCAATAAATCATTGAGTGTTATAATTACCCAAGTAACCGGTACAAGGAGCCACTGTGAAAACTGTTAATCGAGCACTCAAACCCCTGAATCCGCGCAGCCCTGACACCAAACACGTGGGCGACGAACCACTGTGGCGCGAGCAGCCCACAGAAAATCGTATCACTGCACTCAGCAGAGCATTTAATTGGTACAATTATTTTTATGGCAAAAAAGAAGCCAAGGACATGATTGCCACGTATTTGGATGCACATGATCGTGTGCGAGATGCCAAGCAGATCCGAGCCCTGCCCGACAGCCAAATCAGGCTCACACCGGCCTGGATGTGCCGCATGAGCATGATGGGCCTGCAGTTGGACGAACACGAGCAAATCAAACTGGACAACATGATTGCTGCCATGCTGGTTGTGCGTAACGAGCCTGGGCCTGAAGTACCTGCAGACGATACGGCTCCGGCTCGACTGACCATTCAAGATCGTCTGCGTGAAAAAGTCACAGAGTGTGCAGGCGAACTCGAAGGTGTATTTGATGAGTTTTGCACAGCTGGCGCCAAAATGAGTGCTGACTACAAGCCCATTGCCGTGATGCGCAGCATGAACATTGCCCCGCAAATGGTCAATGACATTCGCACAATCTGGGTTGATCGTCTCAACGAGTACCAAGAAGTCATTGAAGGCAAAGATTCCCAGTTGGTGGAAGCCTATGGACATTTCAGCAAAATCCAATTGCGCAATATTGTTAAGTTCATTGAACAAGTGATTGCCGATTGCGGTGCCTATGTGCAGATCAAGAAAGTGGAACGCAAGCCGCGCAAGGTCAAGCCTGTGGCACCAGAAAAACGTGCAGCCAAGTTTCGAGTACTCATGGAGTTTGCCGAACTCAAGCTCCGAGGTCTGCCGGCTGCAAGTCTTGTGGACAAGAGCGAAGCCTGGTTGTATGACACCAAAAAGCGCAAGTTGATTCATGTAGTGGCAGACTCGCATACTCAAGCGTTCACTGTCAAAAGCAACAGTGTGATTGGTTTCAGCACTGTGGAAACGCAGCAAAAAACTGTGCGCAAACCAGCTGAAACCATCAAGGCAATCACAGCGGCTGGCAAACCTGCTGCTAGAAAAATCTTCAAAGAGTTGACCACTACAGAAACTCCCTGGAATGGTCGCGGTACTGAGAACCTTGTAGTGCTCAAGGCCTGGTAAATAAGGGGGAACGGAGCTTCCCCCTTATGGCTGAAAACGCACTGCCACAATTCAAGCAAAATCTCATTGAGTATGTTAAGTTACAACTGGGCGATCAAATTGTCGATTTGGAACTGGATCCTGCTCACTATGAGAGTGCCTATCAACGCACCTTAGGCACCTTTCGTCAGCGCAGCAATGCAGCCTATGAAGAAGCCTATATCTTCATGGAATTGATCCAAGACGAGAACATCTACACACTGCCGCAAGAAGTGGCCAGTGTGCGTCAGGTATTTCGCAGAACTTTTGGTAACAGCACAGGACCGTTTGCATCAAATTTTGATCCATTTGCGCAGGCCAGTCTCAATGTGTATCTCATGAACTTCAACGTGGCTGGCGGCCTGGCCACTTATGATTTTTACACACAGTACGTTGAATTGGCTGGCCGCATGTTTGGCGCATACATGAACTACACCTGGAATCCTGTGACCAAAAAATTGCAGATCATTCGTGATCCCAAGGGATCGGGAGAAAATGTTCTGCTGTGGGTATACCAGCTCAAGCCTGAAATTCAACTGTTGGCCGACTATCAGTCTGGACAGTGGATCCGTGACTACATGCTGGCCAACTGCAAAATGATCATAGGCGAAGCTCGTGAAAAATTTGCTCAAATTGCTGGTCCACAGGGCGGCACACAGCTCAATGGTGCAGCACTAAAAACTGAAGCCAAAGAAGCCATGGCTGACCTAATTGAGCAACTGAAAAACTATGTGGATGCCAGCCAGCCCCTGACTTGGGTCATTGGCTAATTGACAACTGCGCTGAATTTTGCTATAATAGCAAAATGGACGTGATGCTTGACATAGAGGGCCTGGGCACTGGCCCAGATACCACTATTCTTACAATTGCAGCGCAGGGGTTTGACCCCTTGGGCGATGGCTACTACAGCGAACACAGTTTCTACGTGCGTGTGGATTTAGAAAGTCAAGCAAATCGCAGCATACAAGATGGCACCATTGACTGGTGGGCCACTCAACCCGCGGCAGTGCGCGAAGAAGCTTTCAGTGAGCAAGACCGCGTGCAACTCGGCGTGGCCCTTGACGGGCTGACAAAAATTGTTTGGAAAGCTCGCAGAGTATGGGCTCAAGGCCCCACGTATGACATGACCATACTGGAGCATGCCTACAAAAGTCTCAACAAAGCCTTGCCCTGGCAGTATTATTCGGTGCGTGATTCGCGTACTGTGTTTGGCTTATGGCCTGGGCTTGAAGCCCCACCAGCCACTCACAATGCACTGGAAGATTGTCGCAGACAAATCTCCATGCTGCAAGACACACTTAAATACCTCAACATCAAGGAACTGCGATGATCATTGGAATCTGTGGATTTATTGGCTCGGGCAAAGATACCATTGCTGACTATCTTGTGAACTTTCACGGTTTTAGACGCGAAAGTTTTGCCAACAGTTTGAAAGACGCTGTGGCACAGGTTTTTGGTTGGGATCGTACCATGCTGGAAGGCCGCACCACACAGGCCCGCGAGTGGCGCGAGCAAGTGGATCCGTGGTGGGCCGAACGTCTGTCGATGCCACATCTTACCCCGCGCTGGATTTTGCAGTACTGGGGCACTGAAGTTTGCCGCCGAGCTTTTCACGATGACATTTGGATTGCAGCACTGGAAAACAAGCTGCGCAACAGTGCAGATCATGTGGTGATTTCAGACTGTAGATTTCCCAATGAAATTCAAGCCATTAGAAATGCTGGTGGGCAGGTGATCAGAGTGATGCGTGGCCCTGAACCTGAATGGTACCAAGATGCAGTCAATGTCAACGAAGGTAGAGGCAACATGAGCTGGATGATCAGTAAGGAACGCCTCAAAACTCAAGGCATTCATGCCAGTGAAACCAGCTGGGTGGGCACTGAGTTTGATGCAGTGTTAGACAATAACGGCACCCTGGATCATTTGTATCAGCAAGTCATGCGTCTGGTGCAAGATCTCCCGGGCGCCACGGCAAGTCACTCCTAGACACTTCTTCCACACAGTTCTTACAGATCGATTTGAGATTTTTTATATGCACATTGTTCAAATCGCCGTCTACATGATATACCAGAATCTGCGCTGAATATCTGGCCTTAAAGCCACAGCGATCACACTGCATTTTTTTCTTATAGCCCGCTTGTTCCCAGCGGGCTTGTCTCTTTTTGAGCCCACGACCTTTGCGTTGGCAAGTCTCACATCTGGATCGATAGTGCGTGACACCTTCGCGAATGTAATTTACTGCACAGGGTCTTTGATCACAGGCTTGGCAAACGGGGCGCATGACAATATTTAGTGCAAGGACCTTGCCCAAAGGGTGCTCAACTCCATGGTTTTTGGCATTTGCCTATAAATATCTACAACTTGAAAAGGAACCCATTATGGCACTAGTATCTCCTGGCGTAGAAGTCACAGTAATTGACGAGAGTCAATACATCCCTTCAGCCGTCAACACAGTCCCTTATTTCTTAGTGGCCACAGCGCAAAACAAAGTCAGCAGTGACGGCGTAACTGTAGCAGCCGGTACACTGGCGGCCAACGCCAACAAAACTTATCTCATAACCAGTCAGCGAGATCTTGCTGCCACATTTGGTGTACCGTTCTTCTACAACACCACAACTGGCACACCAATCAATGGTTACGAGCTCAACGAGTATGGCTTGCTGGCTGCTTACTCAGCGTTGGGTGTGTCAAATCGTTGCTATGTACAACGTGCCGACATTGACCTCACCGAACTCACAGCCAGTTTGAGCCGTCCAGTGGGTCAGCCCGACGATGGAACCTACTGGCTTGATGCATCTACTTCAGTGTGGGGCATCCAAGAGTGGAATCAAACCAACAACACATTCACTGTCAAAACTCCTTTGGTGTTGACCAGCAGTTCCGAAGTTGACATCACCAACGTTCCACTGCCTAGTGTTGGCAGCATTGGTGATTACGCCATTGTTGCAACCACTACTATTCTTGTTGGCTACTATAAAAATAGCAGCAACACATGGGTAATGGTTGGCAGTGATGCATGGAAAGAATCATGGCCCACTGTACAGGGCAGCAACGCACCTGCCAGTCTAACTGCCAATGCAAATCTTTTGATCAACGATGCTCTTTTCACAGTGCCAGTGAGCCCAGATAATACCGTGGCTGGACTGGCTGCTGCCATTAACGCTGCACCGCCAACTGGTGTATCAGCTGGTGTGGTAAGTGGCAAACTGTATTTGTATGCTGACAGCACCGCCAGCAACGACGGGTCAACTTTGACCAACAACGGTGTTATAGCTGTTGATCCAGGCCCAAACAGCGGAACCGCATTGTTGACTGCTCTGGGAATTACCACTGGCGAATACGCTGCTCCTGAATATTTGCCTAGCTACAGCTACCAAGCTCCGCGCTGGAGAACCACAGACACTGAAGGTGGTCGCCCAACTGGATCAGTTTGGAACAATCTCAGCGCTGCTAACAATGGCATTAATTTGGCAATGAAAAAATACAGCACCACATTGGCCACTTTTGTTACGCAAGCATGTCCGTTGTACTCAGGTGACAATGCTGCCATTTATGCATTAGACCCCACTGGCGGTGGTAGAAATATTCCAGTTGGTACTACCTATGCTGTGTTCCAGGCCAATTTTTATAGCACCACTCCATTGGTGTGCATGGCATTTGAAATTGTTGAAAGAGCTGTGTTGGGCCAAACTGTTGTGACAGGAACCACTACTCCGTCGCTAACAGGTACTCCTTTTACACCTGGTAACAGCTTCACTTTGACTGGTACTCAGCCAAGTACACTTACTCCAGTAACTGCTACTGTTACAATTGGTGGCACTGGCACTGTGGCTAACTTCATTTCAGCAGTGTCAGCAGCCAACATTCCTTTTGTTTCGGCAAGCGTCAACACTGCAGGTAACATTGTGTTTACTCACAGCGCCGGTGGATCAATTGCGCTGATACCAGGCACAGGAACTCCATTGACCACTGCTGGTTTTACTACGTCCACCACATATGTTCGTCAAAGTGCCAGCACTGCTAATGGTCTGACACTCAGCAACTTTGTCACTACCCCAACATTTACATATGCAACAAATGATGTTGCACCTGATCAAGATCCAGCCAATGGACGTTTGTGGTATTACAGCACTGTAAGTGACGTAGATATTATGATTCAAGACGGTGGATCATGGCAAGGGTATC